CTTCTCGCCCTTACGTGTCCACGTGTAACGGTACCCAAGGCCCTCCGCGTGGCTCTTTCGCCCGTAAATCTCGGCTTCTGGCATATTGTCGCCAACCGAGTCCACGATTGTTTTCTTGTGCATATAGAGACGGGAAAACTTGATCGGCGGCCCGTCCGTAAATGTCGGAGCATTCGGCGGCTGGAAGTCCGTGAAAAACATGGCCGGTTCTTTCAGGCCGTGAAACGCCTTGAACCGTTCCGTGAACGGGTCTTGAGCCGATCCGATTTGCTCCTCGGCGTCGTTCGCCTCTTCCGCTTCCTCGATGTCGTTGGCTTCTTCTTCCTGCAACGCCTCGTTGACGTTTTCGGATTCTTTTCCTTGCTGGATGTCTTGCACCTCGTCGAATTGCTTATCGACGGACGCACCATCACCGGACGTAGACACAACCACTTTCTTAGGACGGCCACGCTTGCCAGGTTTCTTCGAGGATCGGTTCACCTTTGGCATTTCGTTCTCTCCCGAAAAAGAAAAAGGGGCGGCGGTTTGACCCACCGCCCCAGGTTAAAGGCTTTGGTTGTTAGGCTTCCGGCGTCAGGCTCGGTTGGGAGATGGTCCCATCGTTGCCCTCGTACCAATGACGGGAACCGCCAAGCACCCAGCCCATCGCCCAGCGCTCGCGGATGCGATACTGGAAGATGTCGTACTTGAAGCTCTCGCCGCTGTTGGGGTCTTCCTGCGTGACCTCCAACGGCGTCCGGGTCTGCAAGATGAGCGACCGCTTCTTGGAGCGACCCAAGAACCAGGCGTTGTCAGGCAAGTACACGTTCACCACGACACGAGCCATGCCCTTGATGGGGTTGTTGTCGGTCGGGAAAGACGCGGTGCCGGAAGCGCCAACGTTGGTCGGCGTCCAAGACGAGTTCATCAAGAGGTTGGCCACCAGTTCGAGGTTGGGAGCAACCACGAGCGTGTCAGGCAAACCGCCGACGATGTTGCCGAGCGGGTCCTTGATGGTCATCAACGCCTTGCGAGCGTTCTTGAAAGCCTCAAGGGTAAGCGCCGTGAACGTCGTGGGACGGTTCCCACGAGCGATGCTGTACACGCTGTTGGTCCCGTCGGGATCGGTGTACACGGGCGCGGGGATGACCTCGCTACCGATAGTCACCGACTTTCCCTGTAAGAACCCAGCGAAATACTTCTCCTTGAGCTGGGCCATCTGCTCGCCCATCTCGGAAGCCTTCAGGTTGATCTCGCCGGTCTGATCGTCCTCAAAAAGCTCGCGCTCGATAGGCAAAAGAGCGCCGAACTTCTTGTTGCGGAGGATCTTCTCGTCCGGCAACATCTTCACGCGAGGGAACTCGGTCCCAGGCATGACCTCGGACGGGCCGGTGGGACGGTAGGTCGAACCGTACACGCCGTAAGCGCCGGTGGAAGCAACGCTCATCAACACCTTGTCAAAGGTGGTGGCGGGAAGCTCCCATCCCTTCTGGATGATGTTCTCGACGCCCAACCGGAGCAAGGCACCGAAAGCCGACTCGGCCACGGACTCGCGAAGCATCCCGCGCCTCGCAAGGGCTCGGTTGGCCTCGTAAACTTGCTTCCAGGTGATCGTTCCTTCGACGGCGCGTTCAATCGTGGTCAGAGCGTTGGCTTGACCAAAAGCCTTGAACGCCTCGCGGGTAGCGCGACCGTGAAGGTGGGACTCCAAAGCCTTCGCGGCTGTCTCCTTGATGCGTTTGGCGGTCTTCGTACTCATGGCTCCTCCTTACGAGAGCGCGACGTCAGATGGCTGACGCCGACGGATATTGACCTTCACCTTGACGCCAGCCGCTCCGGTCAACCCGGCAACGGTAGCGGCATAGTCAGAGACGGAACCGACGGCGTAGGTCCCGGCAACCTTCGTCACCGTCTGAGCGTCGGCGCCGACATAGACCAACTCGCCGGGGTGGTAAACCTCGCCAGCGGTGGTCTTCATCTCGAACTCGCCAATGCCCTGGACGGCGATTTGGGTCTGTTGCTCGGTGAGCGTGGACCCGTAGACATCCATCGGGTACTGGTCGAGAGAGACGCCCTTGAAATACTGAGCGTTCGCGTCGGACGTGACAGGCTTAAGCGTGTAAGCCGTCGCGTCGCGGTACACCATATCCCCGGCGTGGATCGTCGAGGAAGAGTCCGGCGTCCCCGGCTCCGAGAAGAAACGCTCGGTGATCTGCGAGGTATTCACGTTGCGGGTCGTCATGTTCAGCCCTCCTCACTTTCGTCTTCGTCGTCGTCATCCACGGAAGCGCTGGGAATGCAACCAGTCTCGCGCAGGATGTCGGTGGCGTCTCCGCCGTTGTCATCATCGCCAAAGGAACGGCTCTCTCGGACGGTGGCGTGGGTTCCAAAGCCGCTTTCGCAAACGGCCTCGTATTCCTCGCGCTTGGCCTCGATCAAGGAATCCATCTCCTTGGCGTTGTCGCAACGCTCCAACTCACGCTTGATGAGCTTGTGCGTCCCGGTCGGAAGACCGGACTCCTTGATTTTCTTCTCGATGAGAGAAGACTTGAGAGTGGACTTGAGCGCGGCGTTCTCTTTCAGGAGGCTCGCCATCTTCTTGCTATCGCGTGAACGCGCCGACTCCTTGGACTTCGCTTCGCCCTCGGATTCGCCCTCCGATTCGGTTTCCGTGGTCCCGTCGGTATTGTCACCGGAACCAGGCTCGATCTCGTTTTCGCCTTCTCCCTCCGCTTCGCTCTCGCTCTCGGCTTCGGACGCCTTGGAGTGATAAGCGGCGGCGGCTTCAAACTTGGCCTTCATGGCAGGGTCCTTGGTGGCCCCGGCGGCAGAAGTGCAAGCCTCGGCGGCAATCTTTGCGGCATCGGAAGCGTTAAGCTCAGGATGAGCGCCAGCAGGCGTCACGGCTTCCTTCGCCTTCTTGGTCGGCTTCTTCATGGTGCTACTCTCCTTCCCTTGTTCCCCCATAACTTCTTTCACGCTTTCGAGGGCGTGGCGGAGGTTTTCAAATCGTTTCCCATCTTCTTCACAAAGCCCAGATACAACCTTTTGCAACTCGGAAAAAGCCTGCGCCTCGCGGGAACGTCGATAAGACTCTCGCAAAGACTCAAGACTTTTCACACTTTGAGGCTTACCACCAGCGCCAGGGAACGTCACGAGGTCCGTGGAAACGGCGTCTTCGGCTTCGAGGATATCAACCCAACCGTCCTCATTCTCGTCGCCAACCTCGCCCGAAGCGTTGATCGAGTATCCGACGAGGCATTCACCTGGAAACTCTTTGGCGTAGGAAGCGGCCTCGGTGAGCAAGTCTCGGACCCATTTGAACCCGTCGCCGCCTGGGATCTTGTGCTGTCCATGAACGACGGCTTTCCCGCCTTCTCCTTCTCTAATTCCCAGGTTCTTCCAGTAGCCTATAACGTCACGGACGCTACGCTCCGGTCTGTCCTCCTCCTCGCTGATCGAGGGATGGTCAGCGAAGCACTTCTTTCCATTCATCGCTGAGACAAGGCTTTCGCAGAATTTTCGAGTGTAGTTATGCTTGTCTCTCTCGTTACCGTGGCCCTCTACGAGAAGGTCGGCTTCGACGATAAGGCCACCATCCGAAGGGTCAGCCGAAACTCTTGCCTTTTCCAGCGTGACAACGTGACCTCGAAGGGCCTCAATCGTCTTTCGTTTCATCGGTTCACCTGGGAATAAAAAAGGGCCGTCGCCCCCAAGAATCGGGAACAACGGCCCTCGCTGGATGCGTCGGGCTTGTACTGAGAAAAGAGTAACGCCTAACGGATTAAAGCGTCAATCTATTTCTTGAGTTTCTTTCTCGCTGTCTCTGGTGTCTTGATCTCCAAGAGTTTCTTTTTCATTTCGCCTCCCCGCTGGCCCTGTGCAGAATCGCCCGATGTTCCTTGAGCGTGGCCGAGCAATTTTCGAGGACGCCATCATGGAAAGACCCGTTAAATTGCCCGTCTCCGTTGCGTTTGGCGTAGTTTGGCCTCCGCAGGATGATCCATTTTTCCTCGTTCGTTAGAACGTTTGGAACGTCCGGGCATTTCGAGCGGATAACGTCAATAGCCATACTTCGCCCTCCAGTCCTCGAAACTTAACGTATGGTCGGATGCTGAATACTTGACCTTGAGCGCCAGCTCTTTTGTCATCAACTCGCTCCAAGGCTTAGGTTCGACGATCCAGATACAGGCGCACATCGGATGGATTGGAGGTTCCAAAGGAAGCCCTTGCTCCTTGGCTATCTCTCGAACCTCGTCCTCGGTCTTGTTCCGCCGTTCCTCGCAGTAATCGCAAAGGCGGCGCTTCCCTCGCTTGAATTGTCCGGGAGACCGAGTAATCCATTTCCTCGTCGATATGATTTCTTTGTTTTCTTCGTAGGTGACTTTTTGCCCTGCGTTCGCGGCCTGCATCATTTGCGTTCGAGCAATCATATCGGCTCGCCACTTTGCGCGACCGGCAAGCGGTCTAGTCGCTAAACGCTCGTCCTCTCCAATGCCGACAAAGGACCGAATGCGCCTTCCGAGGTCATAGGCGCTATCGCCGTTGACCATTGCCTTTTCAAACTCGTTTTGAATCATCCTCGCGGACTCGTCGTTAATCAACCCAATCTCTTGCGAGAACAAATTCCCGCGCCATGTGGTTAGAACCATTTCCGCAATGCTTTGCTCGTTTGGCCTTGCGAATTTTGGGACGATATTTGGGGGCGTTACTGAATCCAACTCCCAGGTAGAACGCGCCAATGAGCGTTGGAACTGCCTTACGATTGCATCTTTGTAAATGTCCGTGATCTTGTCGTTTAGGTCGGACATCTCCTGCATGATGATGCGCTCGGCTTGCTGGTCTAGTCTGTACTGCTTCGCCATTGCAAGACCGGCGTCACCACCACGGAAGTACACATCATGCAGGTCTTTAAGCTTCTGGATTAGGACGCGCAACCTGTCGTCGTATGTCCTAAACGCGGCTCGTTGGGTGCCGAGCATATCCTTTGCCAGCGCCTTCTCGGTTTCGTCCCGTAAACGCTGGATAGCGGCTATCTGATCTTGTCGGACCTCGCGCAGTTTCAGGATCATTAGCTTCGATGCTCGTCTTTGATTTTGGATCGGTCCTTCTTGCTCATGGCCTTCGGTTGTTCCTCTTTCGGTTTAGGCTCGAACAAAGGCGGCTCAGGTTCTTTTCCGAACAACCCGGAATCAGTAGGAGTTGGCATACTGTCCAAAGAATTTTGTCGCTCCTCCTGAATCTCCTTTTGCTCTTCTTCGTAGGAATAAGCCGTGATGTTGACTTCCTGCGCCGCAAGCTCCGCATAGCGACGATGGGATATAACTCCGTCGCGCTCAAGCGTGGAAAGCGTAGTGATCTTCTCCTGCGTGGACTCAGGGGCCAACTCGTCCCAGGAGATTTCAAAGTCGGACGTGAGGCACGTTGACGGAATCAACCCGCCGTTGACGGCCTCCTTAATCACAAGCGAGAACTCTTTTCGGATCAGATGTTCGAGTTTCTGTCTGCGCCGGATGATCTGTTTCCCGAAAGGATCGGTCGCCACGACCGCTTGAGCGCGCGAACCAGTTTCACCGATTCCGAAATATTCCTTCGGGATTCCGAAACCTATGCAGATGAGGTTCAGCAACTCGTCGCCAGTCTCAGCACGTGTCGCGGCGGCTCCGTTGTACCCCATGAGCGTACGGGTTTGGCTGTTGTTGTGGAAGAAGATGCTCGCCGGTTTCGGGAATTGCGTGTATGAAGCCGCAACGCGCCGAACGTCTGCGCTTGACCCTTCCACGAGATGGTCGTAAACGAAAGCGGATTCAGCGACAGATCGAATAACCTTGTGCCAGTAGTGGTCCTTGATCCACTTGAGCCAACCGAGACACGAGAATAGGTCAGACCTACCGCGCTTCTCGTTCTCATGGCAGTTGATTCGTAGACGAAGGATTCTCTCCGGAGGTATGTTCTCGATAACGTATTCCGCCGTCTGTTCGGACCCTTTTCCCTTCGCGTGTTCGGTCTTGATCTGATACTGGGTCTGGTACTGCATCCAGTATCCGTAAATCTGGTTGATGTTGCGAGGATTGGTGATGATTTCCCAAATGGTCGGAGGGTCGATGTTGTTGAACGACAACCAACCGCGCTTAACTCGCCACGGTTCCCTGATAAGCTCGCCGTTCTGTTGGAGCATATCGTAAGCGTCGGAGAGTCGAGAGTTGTAATTCTCCTCGATGATCCAGTTAGTCATAAAGTCCGAAAGCTCGTTGTCCTTCGTCGTGAACCTCACGCCCTGGCCGATTGTGAACGCCGTCTTGATCAACACTCCGCCATGCGCGATAGGGTTGTGGTTGAAAGCCTCAAAGCTCTTGGCGACCATCTTCCAGTAGTCAGGGAGATATAACTGGCGAGTGTAAGGACCTGGAACGCCTGGCAAGAACTCCGAGGATGTAGAGTCCGTATAGTCGCCTGTCTCGAACGTTCCCTCACGCATCCTCTTGTGGGCTGATTCCTCGGCGCGTTCCATGTACCTCTTGACGTGTTTTCGCTCGATGACTTTAGGGCGAACGATCCCGGCTCCGTTGCGCTCGAACCATCGAACCTCAGACACGCGAGCCATGACTTCGCGTCCCAAGCAAGGGTCGTAGAACCTACCGCCGAAAGGAGTCAACATCTTGGGCGTCACGAATTTTAACGGCCTTGCCGCGCATTCCTTCTCGATCTTGATTTGTTCGGCTTCGTAGTCAGGGACGGCGGAAAAGTTCATCGCGATTCCGCACTTGCTTGCGTGGCGTTCGGTCGCCTCTTTGAGTGACTTCTTTTCGGTCAGGTCCATTAATATCTCCCGGTTAGGACAAACGAGGAATCTTCAAGGTCGTCTGGTAATACTAGCATACCACCGCCCGAAGGGTCTAATTCTGAGCCAGCATCCCAACACATCACGTCGTAGTTGATAGCGTGGCGGAAGTGATCCGCTCGGCTTGCGACGTATTCGTATTCTATGTCGTTGGTCTTTTCGTCCATAATTTGAGACTTTTTCAGCGCTTCGCAATGCCTCGCCAATTCCTCCATCTCAGGGCAACGACGCGGGAACGAAAGAAGCCGGTTCCTGAGTAGGCGCTGTGAAGCGTCCAGACTTTCCGTCCTGTTTGTGTGGACCTCGCGCTTATCCTCATTCCATTTCGTCTCGCCCTTGGCGGCTGAGTAATAGCACATCCAGCCCGACCAGCGGTTGCGCTTGACGAGAGAACGGACGTTATGCGTTTCAGGGTTGGCATCGATAACGAACTTGTTAACGCCGTAACGCTGGAACAGTCTCCCCAAGTTGTCGTATATCTCGTCGCCTTCGCCTTCAACCTCGCCAACATAGACATACTCGCGGAGGTACGCGGGATTAGTTGACTTCCTGGAAATGACAACGTGAAGGACCTTCCCAACGTCCACGCCTGCGGTCGTCTCCTCTTGCGAAGACGCGGCCATGATTCTGTCTGAGCAAAGAGTCAGGATGAAAGCGGCTGTTAGATATGTCTCCGCGTCGGCGTATGGAAGCCCCAACTTCGAGTTGTAGAAATTTTGGAGGAATCGGGCGCTTCGATAAGATTCCAGCAGGCGCGGATAACCACCGTATCCAGGGTCAATCAGGCGTGATAGCTGATAACCGGAAGCGTCCTTAACGCCAGGACATTCCGCAACCCACACGCCTTTCTTTGGATTCAGCGCCTTCCCGCATTTCCGGCAAGCGAGAAAACCTTGAGCGATGCAATCTGGAAACTTTAGTTTTGCCGGTATGTTCCATGTCGAGCAATGCTCGCACTTGGTTGCTAGGTGCTTTTTGTCGGTCTTGTCGAACTCGTACGTTACGCCATGATCTGGCACAGTCGGCGTTGATAGATAGAACTCTCGCGGGTTCTTGGACGCTCCAAGACGTTCACGCGCCGTCTCGATGTTCTCGGCCAGGTTCTCAACCGCGTTCACCTCGTCGAAGAACAGGGTATCCGCCGGCGTCGATAACTTCTGCATGGCCCCTTTGAGGCCCATGAAGTATCCGAACGCTTGCCCGATCTGCTTGATTGTCTGGTTATCCGTGTCTCGAATCATCTGAGAGACTTTTGGATTATTTCGGACGAGGGAATTAAACCGGCCTTGAACGAAAAGCGATATGGCTTTGTCTGTCGGGAAATAATAGATTGTGTTTCGCGTCTGCTTGCCTACTTCATGCAGGAAGCGAAGAATAGCCCAAATCGTAGCGCCAATCTGAGACGGCTTGTGGATTACGATTCTAGGCGATTCATCCTCATACAATGCGGAAAGATACGGGCGGTCTTGAAGCGTGAAGTTTACAGTATCAACCCGCTCCACATTCCTTGAAGCCCAAAGAAGGAAGCTCAGTCTCTCGCACTCCTGCATTTGATAGGGCGATAGCTTTTGCGATAACTCGGAGAGATTCACCGTTGACCCCTTGCGTCTG